ATTGTCTCAACATCATATCCATTTACATATGCCTTTCCAGGTCCAATTTGATACACCATCATGTCTTCAGATGGTGTATTTCCATTTATAGTATTTTGACCTTCAAAGTAAATTCCATTATTTAAAACCCTATCATTTAAACTATCTTTTACAAAAACACTAAAAGGTTTTACATAATAATTTCCAGATTCTTCATAAGTTCTTCTCGCAAGATAATCTCTAATCAGATTATATTGAGGATCTACTTGAAAAAATTGAGGAACTCCTTTGTCTAACCTTAAAATTTCAACAAAATTATCAGTTTCATTGTCATCTAAATTTTTTTTAGTTAGTTCTAAATCTAATTTAAATCTATCTGCGCCAGGTGCAGCATAATTTGAAAATCCTTGAGCATTATCAAATAAAGATTGATCATCATCTGAGGTTATATTTCTCTCAATGATATTAAATCCTACTTTATAAGAAGGAGATATAGAATATTGGTCTAGAATAATAGTTTGTTCATTTACATTTGCAAAAAATCCTCTTACAAAATAAGTTCCTGATGCAACTTTTACCAAAGATCCTTGAGAAGTTGAATTACTTGATATAGTATTACATATTCCCTGACCAACTTGAATTGTAAAATTTCCATAAGTTACTGGATTTATATCAACTATTAATGTTTCTCCATCTTGAAATATTTTATTCTCAAAATTTTCTCCACCACTTTGTTGATAATTTAAATATAATGTATAATTACCTCTATCTGAATCTACATCTTTCAATAAGTAAACAATCTCTGCGGTAACTCCACTTAAGGATCCTTTAACTCTTTTATTCAATAATTCGTCAAAATATAAAGAAATTGGAGATCCGTTAAAAGAAGGCTCTATTTCTACTGCATAAACTGGATTATTATAAATTAATTGACCTCCATAAACTCTAGATCCTTCTTTAAAAAAGGATTTTCCAAATTGTTCTATTTGATTTTGTAGAGTAGATTGGAGAGTTGTTAGTTCTCTAGCCTGGACTGGATATCCAGGTTTAAACAAAACTTTATAAAAGTTTTTGTCCGCATTAAAATCATCAAAATAAGGAGAGACGTTGAGATTAGTTTCCTGAGGCATGATTTTTTAAAATTGCAAAATGACTTTAATATCTTCTTTTTGATTTGATGACCTTGTAATGGAAGGTCTATTATCAACATATATTATATTTCCAGAATACTTTTTAACTTCTGGATTTGAAATACCATTATTAAAATTTTGTCCAAGATAGTATGTCTTATTATTTATTGATGTTGTTAGACCTGTAAAACTAATATCTATTGATAAAGAAACAGATCCACCACTAATCGTTAAATTTCCACCAGTACTAAAAGAAGTTGTAAATCCAACTAATTGCAATCCATAAGTTGGTGACGTGTTTTGAGGAACTCCTGCAGTATAAGCAAATCCTACTAATGTTCTATCTTGCCAATATTTAAGAACTCCTGTCTCTTTATCATAAGAAACTACTCTACCAACAGCAGTAACTCCTGTACCTATAGTTTGTGTAATAGTAGAGTCTGCTGTAAAAATTGCAGTGTCATAACCAGATCCAGTCAATTTTAAAGCGTTAACTGCACTTGCTTTTTCTAAAGAAAGTAATGATGTTGAATTATATGATTCTGGATTTTGAACTAAGCCAACTCTTGCTATTTGATTTCCAATGATAAAATCTGGGTTTTGATTATCATTTTCAATTCTAGAATAAACTAAAACACTATATGCACCTAATTCCCTATAAATATCTGCTCCATGTCCTCCCTTTGGTGGAATAATAACATTAAACAAAGGAGAAGTGCTTCCTGTAGGAACATTTCCTCCGACTAAATCAACAGTTCCATAAGTATATCCAGATCCACCATTAGATATTGTAATAGAATCTACTTTTGAATCATTATTAATAATAATTGTCGCTTCTGCTCCAGTACCATCACCTTTGATAGGAACTCTTGTGTAAGTTCTGTTAGCAGTTCCCAATCCAACTCCACGATTTTTAATTGTGACAATTTTTAACTGACCATTTGGTTGAGAAGCATTAAGTCTAACTGCAGAATTCTCACTGTTTGTTTCCCAATCTTTAGGAACAGGCATAAAATTAATAGAATCAAATTTTACAATATCACTAGGTTTTATTGTATAAAGGTATTTCCAAATATATCCATCTCCACTTGAACCTGCTGCTCTAGGTTCTAAATCCACAAATGTTGGTTCATCTAATGATGGTGATCCTTCTGGAGTTTCTGGTGTAGTACCATTTTGAAGACATATGTAAACCTTATAATCTTGATTTACAACATAATAATTTGAAGAATATAAACTAAGTGCTCCAGATGGATATGATGGATTTGTTCTGCTAATGTCATGACGATACATATCGTAAGTTGTTCCAGAAGACCAAGTAATTTTACGAATAACTTGTTTTACATCATCTGGTTTAATTTTTTTTAATGCAATCATGGTATCCCAATAACCATTTTCTTCATCGAAACAGTCTTTGGGTGCAGGTGGAGTTATATTCCAATTTGCATCATAGTCAGTTGCGTTTGGTAGACCAACAAAAGAATATAAAGAACTAACAGAAGAAGTTGCCAATGAGACAAAATTCTTTGCGTTCAAAATCCTTAATTGATCAGTTATAATTGCAGACATTTTAACGTTTTTTATCTATTTATGTAATGTAATTCTGATATTTTAACGGATTAAAACGTTGTACAACTGGTGAAGTACTTACTCCAATAATTCCATTATTATAGATTGCAAATGATTTTGGCTCCTTTCTTGATAAATTATAAATTCTTCCCCAACTGTATTCTCCATAAAATGCACTAAATCCAAACCCAGATAATCCATTGTAATTAGAAACACTAACTGTTACTTTTGCAACATAAGTAATTCCGACCCCAGGAACCGCAGTTTGACCTATTGAAACATCAGAAACATAATAAATGTTGTCTATGAATGTACTTCCAACTCCAACAATACTACCAGTAACATTCAAAGACGTAACTCCTTCACCAATATTTGAATTATAAACTACAAAATAATACCCAGTTCCAATTCCACTGACAGTGATCGCTGTACCAACGATAGATGTATCCCTCAAGAAAGAATTTTGTGGAATATAAAGATCAAAAACAATTCCAGTAGAAGCAACTCCGACTGAAGTAGTATTAACTCCAGTAATTATTCCAAAATCACCTTTATAATTTACCTTAGAAATAATTTCGGTAGTAGGTGTTGGTGGTTCTATAAGAACCAGAGGTGGATTTGATGATGTATATCCACTTCCAGGATTTACAATTGAAATTGAAGAAACTGTTCCTGGAATAGAAACAGACGCATTTGCTGTTGCAACTATATTTGTTGTAGATCCTGTTGCGATTGGACTTGCAATTGACACTGAAGGTGAAGTTAAAGTCGAATATCCAACTCCACCATAAGAAATTATAATAGAACTTATAGTTCCAGCAATTGAAACAATTGCAGTAGCTGCCGCAGAAACTATATTATCTTGAGATGAGACTATAATTTCATTTTTCTTGGAATTAAATTCATTATTAGAATCAAAGAATGTTTTTACACTCTCTACAAAAATTTCAGTAGAATTTGTTTCAATATTATGAATTAAATTAGTTGATGGTTGTATGATTGATTCATATAAAATTCTATCTTTTGCAATTTCTTTTCCATCAATAATTTTATCCTCTGTCTGTTTACACCATAATAAAGGTCTTAAAAGATTTGGATCTTGACTAATTCCAGGTCCAGGATAAACATTTGTATTAATAGTATCACTGGAAATAATATCTGTTACCAATCTTTCCTCTTCTTGGAATAAAGGTACATCACTATTAATTGTTACCTCATCACCAATTTTGATAGTTTCTAAAATATCAACGAGTAATGTATCAACTTCACTAGTTCCTCTATAAAAAACAATCTTAGATTTATCTCCCGATCTAGGTGCCTCTGCAAATGTTATTGTACTTCCACCTTTAAAAAAGTATCCTTCTCCAGGAACTTGTAAAATATCATTAATAAAAACTAACAAAGTTGATTGAATGTCAATATTAGATCCTTTTTTTGACCTAATAGTTATCTGTTGATTATCGATCTTAATAGGGAAAATAATTCTTCTACCATCAAATAAATTATCAACAGAATCTATGACTTGCAAATCACCTATTGACCATCCATTAAACTTATCTGAAAAAGTTCTCTCAATTGTAATTTGAAATTCATTAAATGACATCGAAATATCAGTTGGTATTCCTGTTGTTCCTCCAGTTTCAACAGTAAGAATTTCTCCAGGTACATAACTGTATCCACTATTTTTAATTTCAAAATTTATTACACTTGATCCCTGACCAACTATAATATCAACTGTGGATTGTGTTCCAATACCAACAGATGATGATGAACTATAAATTAATGGAATATCTGAGTAAGAAAGTGGTTGATCAAATACAACCAATGGTGGATTAGTTGAATCATACCCAGATCCAGGATTTGTAATTGCAACACTTACCACATTTCCATTAGATATTGAAGCAATTCCAATAAACTCAACATCTATTGACCCTACACCTAATGTAGTAACTCCTACTCTTACATTAGGTTGAATTCCAGATCTATATCCAGAACCACTATTTCCAATACTAATTGAAGAAATAGTTCCTGATATAGAAACAACCGCAGTTCCTCCTGCAGAAACAAGGGGTTGATATCCAAGACCACCAGTAGATCCTACTGATACAATAATACCACCACGGGGAATATTTTTTGTATTAATATCATAATCTGTTGATAAAGAAGTGATACCAATAAATCTTATACTGGTAATTCCAGAACTTTCATTTAACGCATAATCTCCATCTACATTTATTTTTGATGGTTGTTGGAAAATATCATTAATTAAAATAATTGCATTACTTGTTGAAATTCCAGTAATATTTGTATTATTTTCTTTTAATATAAATTGAGTTCCTAGTCCAATGAAATTAGAAGAAATATCGTCAAAAATATAATTTTGATAATAAGTTTCATTGTTACTATCTGAAATTCCAGATCTTAAAAACACGCGACCACTAAACGTTGAATGAGTTGCAACTCCAACATAATCTCTTTCATCTGGTGGATTTGTTGTTGTACTTATAGGTGTTAATCCATATGGAGCTTCTACAAAATTTAAAACATTATCGACTATATTATAATTTCCATTAACTTTTGTAACCAAAGATCCAGATAAATGTTCTGATATTTCAGTTCCCATCCAAGGTCTTTGAACAATTAACCGATTGGAAAAAGTAGAAACGCCAATTTGGGTTACCTTCATAATCTCTTCATCAATTTTAATTAAATCTCCCACAAAAAATAAAATTGCATCAA